CGCCAGGCGGGGCCATGGCAGCCATAGCCGATACTGTTACCCCGGCGGCCAGCTCAGCCCTGGCTAAGTCCAGGCAGTCAAAAGAGTTCCAGCAAATGGCCGCCAACATCGACGCAACTCAAGCCCAGGCGACGCGTCAACGCGAGGAAACCAAAAATGCCGTCGAAACCAGGAAAAACATTGAATATCAACGACGACTCATCAAAGAGCAGACGGATAAAACGCGGCAAGATGCGCTCACCTCGGCGGCCACGGAAAACAATCTGGACGTCCAAACCCGACACGAAGACCAAAAACGCCACCTTACAGTTCTTACGCGTCAGCTTAGGGAGTACGAGCGATGGGGACTGATCAACTCTGAGCAAGTCGAAAAATGGCTCCACGATGTTGGAGGCAAGGCCGGTGCTTCGTCAGCTGGCTCCATGGCCCAAATGCTCAAAACCGTTCGAGAATTACTTCGGAGTAAAAAATAATGACCACCATAAGAAAGCCCTTCTCACGCACCCGCGTAGGGATCACGTTCACAGGAACTGGACGGACCAAGCAGAACCACAGGGACGAGTGCGACATTAATCACATCATGCGTAAATTCAAAAAGACCGGCGTGGTCGAACATCGCAATGAGAACGAACCACAATACGGATTCGCGGACGCGATCACGTTCAACGAGGCCATGAACATCGTCATCACTGCACAAACCATGTTCGACGACCTCCCAAGCCACCTCCGCCGAAAATTCGGCAATGACCCATCAAACTTCCTGGACTTCGTCCAAAACCCTGAAAACCTCCAAGAAATGCGAGAGCTAGGTCTCGCCCGTGAAGACGGAGTACCTGCCGAGCCAGGCGAAGCAATAACGCCTACGAGCGACCCCGTAACAGCGCAAGCAGAGCAAGAGCCTGTAACCGGGTAGCGATCGGCGTGCGCAGCTCTCCAGGCGAGGCGGGGGGCAATGCGAAGCGAGCCCCCAGGGCAGAACCTGCCCTACAACTAAAAGGAGTATTTCAGGCTAAAAAAACTCAACTCACCCCCCCGCTTGCGGGGGGGCCGGGGGGGGAGCACATTTACTCACTTGATGTAAATGTGCGGACTGACAGGAACTGGCAGTCCAATAAACAAAAGTGAGCAACGCGAACACACAACTTAAAGGATTATCCAATGCGCAGACGTTCAAGAATGTCCCGAAAAGCATCTCGAAAATCATTCAGAAAAACAGCAGGTAAAACTCACCGTCGGAATATCTCGTTCGGCGCTCGCGGCGGCATTCGTCTGTGAATGGCCTGCTTCAAACCGCTGTATGGCTATCAAAACGATTTACCCAATTCGAACGGGAAATTCCCCGTCTACTTCAGTCGTAACGGTAGCGAAAAGAACCCGATCACCGTCCCCTGTGGCCGGTGTATCGGATGCCGGTTAGAGCGTGCGCGCCAATGGGGCGTCCGCTGTATGCACGAAGCTTCACTGCATGAGGAGAACGCATTTATCACGCTCACCTACAACGACGAGAATCTTCCGAAGGACGGTTCTCTCAACAAGAAACACTTCCAAGACTTCATGAAAAGGCTTAGGTATTACATGCCTGGCAAAACGATCAAGTTCTATCACTGCGGCGAGTACGGACCGAAGCTGCAACGCCCCCACTATCACGCCTGTCTATTCGGCGTGGATTTCGAGGACAAAGAACTGTGGAAGATCACCCCAAACAAAGAGCGCCTTTTCACATCAGCGCTTCTATCAAAAGCCTGGCAGAATCGTGGATTCGTCACCACAGGCTCAGTAACGTTCGAATCCGCGAACTACGTCGCGCGTTACATTCTCAAAAAGATCACCGGAGACAAAGCAAATGAGCATTACGAGTCGATTGATTACGAGTCCGGTCTTGTCTCCAAACTTCAACCTGAATACACGACCATGTCTCGTGGAGGCCGCGATGGCCGAGGCATCGCCCACGACTGGTATGAGAGGTTCTCCAGCGATGTATTCCCTTCCGACTCTGTTATCGTCAACGGATCCCCATGCATGCCCCCACGCTACTATGTGTCGCAACTGGAGCAGGCTGACCCTGACCTCTACAAAACCGTCAAAGAGAAAAGAAAAGCGCGGGCGCTTAATCACCTGGCTGACCAGACGGAGGCTCGTCTAAAAGTTCGTGAGAACGTTAAACTCGCCCAAATCGGGCAATTAATCAGACCTTATGAGGCAGAACAATTATGAAATATGGCATTTTCTCGGTACGCGACTCGGTCGCGCAAGCATTCCTTCCCCCCTTCGTCCTCCCCCAGCAGGGCCAGGCGGTGCGTTCATTTACCCAGGCGATCAACGATCCCGACCACGTCTGGAACAAGAGCCCGGAGGATTTCAACCTGCACAAGCTGGGAGTCTTCGACGACGACGACGGCTCGATCATCTATGACGAAAACACCCCCATCGTGCTAAAAGGTCTACAAGCAATCGGCGGCCAGGCCGCTCTCCAGGAGGTGGCATCGTGAAGTCGGTCATGCACAACTTCTCTCAGAATCCCAGCGTACGGATCCCCAGGTCATCGTTTGACCGCAGCCATGGTATGAAAACAACCTTCGACGCTGGCTACCTCGTTCCCTGTTATGTCGACGAGGCCCTGCCAGGCGATACCTTCAAGTTGAAGATGACCGCTTTCGCACGCCTGGCTACTCCCATCTATCCGATCATGGACAATATGTTTCTCGACACGCACTTCTTCAGCGTGCCGGTTCGTCTTCTTTGGGATAACTGGCAGAAGTTCAATGGCGAACAGATCAACCCTGGTGACTCGATTGACTTTCAAATTCCGATCATGGATTCGGCAACGGGCTACGCGAATCAGACGCTTCACGATTACCTGTCAATTCCTACTCTCGTCGCCAACCTCGAACACTCCAGCCTCTGGCACAGGGCCTACAACCTCATATACAACGAGTGGTACAGGGACGAAAACCTCATTGATTCGGTTACTGTTGATACTGACGACGGCCCTGACGCCCCTGCTGACTATGTGCTACTCCGTAGAGGAAAGCGCAGAGACTATTTCACCTCCTCGCTCCCCTGGCCCCAGAAAGGCGACTCCGTCGAGCTCCCGCTCGGAACAGCTGCTCCAATCCACACCGGCCAGGCTGCAGGTTCAAACATCTCTGTCTACTCCGACCAGCAAACCGCCTGGAAGGACCTCACCGCCAGCGGAGCTTCCGTCGCGGTAGGCACGACAGGGATCGCTGAGTCCGCTCAGCTCTACGCGGATCTGTCAGCTGCAACGGCTGCCACGATGAATCAGTTCCTGCAAGCCCAGGCGATTCAATCGCTCCTGGTCCGCGATGCTCGCGGCGGCACCCGCTACACCGAGATTATCCGCGCTCATTGGGGCGTGGTTTCTCCCGACGCCAGGCTCCAGCGTCCTGAGTACCTCGGGGGCGGGACTTCGGCTGTCAACGTCAACGCCGTCGCTCAACAGTCCAGCACCGACGGCACTTCTCCCCAAGGGAACCTGGCCGGTATCGGCACCGTTGTGGTCAACGGCCACGGGTTCACCAAAAGCTTTACCGAGCACTGCATTCTCCTCGGCATCATGTCAGTCCGAGCGGATCTGACCTATCAGCAGGGCCTCAACAGAATGTTCAGCAGGTCGACTAGGTATGACTTCTTCTGGCCGGCCCTGGCGAACATTGGTGAGCAGGCCATCCTCAACAAAGAGATCTACGCCCAGGGCACCGCTGCGGATGACAACGTGTTTGGCTACATCCCCAGGTATGACGAGTACCGTTACAAACCGTCCGTTATTACCGGCAAACTTCGGAGCAACGACGCTGCTTCTCTCGATCCCTGGCACCTTTCCCAGGACTTCACCACGCTTCCGGTTCTCGATGAAACGTTCATCAATGAAACGCCACCGATCTCTCGTGTCGTGGCCGTGAACACCGAACCGGACTTCATCTTCGATAGTTACTTCGATCTACGGTGCGCCCGTGGTATGCCGATGTATTCGGTACCGGGTCTGTCGAGCACGTTCTGATGGGGTTTTTATCCTCCATCTTTAAAGCGGTCGCGCCCCTGGCTGTGTCTGCCATACCGGGTGTTAACGCGGTGGCAGCCCCGCTTATCAGTGCGGGACTATCAGGAGCTGCGTCGGCGTTCGGTCAACGTGAAGACGAACGCGGAGCGCAGTCGGCATACAACAATCAATTCAACCAGCAGATGGCACTCGGCGAGCAACAAAACGCACAGCGTATCGCCGCTGCCCAAAAGCAAATGGACTTTCAGGAACGCATGTCCAGCACGGCACACCAACGGGAGATCGAGGATCTTCGCCAGGCTGGGCTAAACCCTGTTCTCTCTGCCAACGGCGGCGCTAGTTCGCCAGGCGGTGCCATGGCAGCCATAGCCGATACTGTTACCCCGGCGGCCAGCTCAGCCCTGGCTAAGTCCAGGCAATCAAAAGAGTTCCAGCAAATGGCCGCCAACATCGACGCAACTAAAGCCCAGGCGACGCGTCAACGCGAGGAAACCAAAAATGCCGTCGAATCAAGGAAAAACATTGAATATCAACGACGACTCATCAAGGAGCAGACGGATAAAACGCGGCAAGATGCGATCACCTCGGCGGCCCAGGAAAACAATCTGGACGTCCAAACCCGACACGAAGACCAAAAGCGCCACCTTACAGTTCTTACGCGTGAGCTTAGGGAATACGAGCGATGGGGACTGATCAATTCTGAGCAAGTCGAAAAATGGCTCCACGATGTCGGAGGCAAAGCCGGTGCTACGTCAGCTGGCTCCATGGCCCAAATGCTCAAAACCGTTCGAGAATTACTTCGGAGTAAAAAATAATGACCACCATAA